CACCTACGGGTATGAGCTGTCACAGCTGATGAAACGCTATGGGGCGGCGGCGCCAACACCGCCTCGCACCACCGACCAACAACTGCTGGATAAATACTTCGCGCCGATACAGTCGGCGAAGATGTACGACAATCCGAAAGGCAATTCGCTGTACAACGCATACCTTGATATTGCTCAGGGTAGGATGGCCGCGCCTGCCAATCCAATGAACAAGTGGTTCCCCGGCCAGCTGGTGTGTGAGGCCGGTTACCGATATGACCCTGTGACGGCTACATGCGTAAAAGTGCCAACCAACAGCCCAAACATTGGCGGCAACCAAGTGCCAACCAACAGCCCAAACATTGGCGGCAACCAAGTGTCAACCGACAGCTCAAACATTGGCGGCAACCAGTGTCCGCCCGGTTTCAATTTCGACCCTTCAACACGCAGTTGTGTGCCCACTGCCGTGACCAATCTTCCAGACCTAGAGATTCCCCTGCCCAAAAAAGGACCGAGGATGACTGATGAGCAGATACGATCAATGGCCGGCACAGTAACTGGCAACGCTCAGTTGTTTGATCTCTACAAGCAGGACAAGCTGTGGATGGCGGAGGCTGAAAGAGCGCTTGGAGCCGCTCCTGTGCAAAATTGGATGCAGACCAATACGTTCGGCGGAGACACTGTCAACGACCGCAACATTCAAGCGCTCGCAGCCAGCAGCGGCGGTCCTGATGCTTTGCGCAGCCTTGTCAACAGCGGTGGTGCGAACGTGGGCGATATAAGGCGTGCGCTTGGTGATGACGCTGTCAAATCGTGGGCCGAGCGTTACGACCCCGCTCTGTATCAGAAATACTTTGGCAAGGCTCGCGGCGGAACATTTCATGCGCCCGGCGTGCCCAAGTATGCAGAGGGCGATTTGTACAGAGCTCCGCCACAAAGCATGATCGATTTCGCACAACAGAATTCGTCGCCCAGTCTTGATGGTTTGGCAAGACGATACGCTGGTGCTCCTGTCGCACCGGCACCCGTGGATCCAGTTGCAGCAGCACGCGAACGGTACGAGGCAGCATCTCAGCGCCTACGCGCAGCTGCTATGGCAGGCATGCAGGAAGCACCGAAAGGCCCAAGCGAGTCTGAAAAGTATTTTCGTCTTGCGTCAGCATTTTTGGACCCCGGCAAGACCGGCAGTTTCGGTGAAGCGGCTGGTCGCGCAGCGGCTGCGATGGGCGATTACAATCGTGAAAAGCGCGCTGCTGAAAACGACTCTCTTGCAGAGCGCAGAACCTTTGCGTCGCAGCTGGCTGAACTGGATCTGGGCGCAGCCAGCACCAATCTGGAAACAGAAATGACAATGCAGGCGCGCCGAGATGCTGCGGAAGAAAAAAGAAACGCCGTCACGGGAGCCGCAGCAGATCAAGCAAAAGCCGAGGGGCTCATTGAAGGAACGCCAGCGTTCATTGCTCGCGTCAAAGAGATATATGAGCAGGACATGAAATACAAACTAGCAACACAGACTAGGCTTGAGAAAGCGGCATCTGCCACACTGAACGACGACGCGCTCAATCTCGCAGTTGACCAGTATCTTGCCGGCGACACATCAGCAGCGACAGGCTATTCTCGCAGTCCTCTGATGAAGATGCAGTTCTCAAACCGTCTTGCTGAAAGGGCCACAGAGCGAGGCATGACGGGTGGCGACATCGCCGCTGCCACTGCTGAATATCAAGGCACAAGGGCTGGACAGAGAACGCTCGGGACTCGCACTGCGAACGTAGAGATGGCGGTGCAGGAAGCCATGAACATGATGCCGATGGCGCTGGAAGCGTCCGAGAGGGTTGACCGCACCCAGTACCCAACACTCAACGCTGCGCTACAGGCAGCTCTGACAGGCACTGGTGATGAGAACGTTGTAAGGCTTGGCATTGCAACCAACTCGCTGATCAACATCTACGCTCGCGCCATATCGCCCACAGGCGCTCCAACAGTGTCTGATAAGGACCACGCCAGAGAGCTGTTGTCGGCAGCGTGGAACAAGGGCCAGTACGCTGCAGGCATCGACCAGTTACGTCTGGAGATGGAAGCGGCGCAGAGATCGCCCGGTCAGGTCAGGGATGAAATGCGTGAAACGACCGCCGGTTCAACGCCGCGTGGTGCGCCGAATGTTGGCGATATCGTGCAGGGCCACAAGTTCATGGGTGGTGATGCGACAAATCCAGCAAACTGGGAGAAGCAGTAATGGCTGACGAGCCGTGGAAGCTGTATCAGGAGGAGAGCAAGTCGGCTGATGCTCCGTGGTTGCTCTATGCTGCAGATCAGCCAGAGGATCAGCCAGAGGATCAGCAGATTACGCCTGTTGAGGTAAAAGCATCGCCCACTGCCGCGCCTATGCGCTGGAATGATCTCCTTGCCGAAGGGCTCGGCTCGGTCATGGATCCTCTGCTGAGGATGGGTACGTCGATGATATCGAAGCCGGTTTCGGATGTGGCCGGTCTTGCTGCGATCCCGCTGCACGCGGCCGGGCTCATCAGCAGCATGAGCCCAATCGAAATCAAGCGCGCTGTGCAGGACGCAATGACGTTCTCCCCGCGTACCAGACTGGGCGCGTTGGAATCGAATCCGCTCAACTACATCCCAAATGCGATTGGCACCGCAGCATCAAAAGGTCTCGACTACATCGGGCTGTCGCAGGCAAAAGACCCTCTGTCGGTTCTCGGCATGCTGCAGAACGCAGGCAGAGAGGCCCTGCCGCAGGCATTGTCTATTGCTGGCGTCAGGTATGGCCCGGCTGCTGCGGCAAGCATGGAGAGCGGCATACAGTCTGGTGCGCGCAACCTGATGACCTCCGCACTCAAGCCGGTGATCAAAGCGCACAGGGATGGATCGGCAAGCACGGCTGTTACGAACATGCTCGACCGAGGGATCAATGTCAGCCCGGGCGGCGTCCAGACGGTCAGAGACATGCTCGACACGCTTGATGACAACATCCTGCGCAGATTGGACAACTCAACTGCAAGGGTGGATCTTGGTGATGCTATTCGCCATGTCCCCGGAGTAATGGATGACTTTTACTGGACAGGAAAGCGCCCAGAGAACATGGCGGCAATACGTGCTGCGAGAAACGAAATCACCTCGCTCCCTGAGTTCGGCTACAACAGATCAACCGGCGTCATCGACATCCCTGTGCAGCAGGCGCAATTGCTGAAGCAGGGCATCTACCGCGATCTCCGCAAAAAATACGGCACGCTCGGTGCTGCCGATGTAGAGGCGCAGAAAGCTATAGCCAGAGGTCTGCGAGAGAGCGTGGCCAGAGTCGAGCCAACCATTGGAAATCTTGTCAGCGAGCAGGCGCAGCTCATACCAACACTGCAGGTGCTACAGCGCAGGGTGGACATGACGGGCAACCACAATCCAATCGGGCTCGCTGCATCAATAGCGTCGGCGGTCAATAATCCGCGCGCAGCTATCGGTCTGTACGCGAACTCCAGCTCGCTCATCAAGTCTCTGCTGGCGAGAGGGATGAACGCTTCGGCAGGCAATGTGTCGAGAGGTATCGCCTACCCCCCCGCAGCAGCACTTTCCACTCTCGGATTTCTGCAGCAAAACGCAGAAGATCTGACCGGCCGCAGCCCTCTCAAGCGGGAGCCGAAAGAGTAGTCAGCAATACGCAAAGGCCGTCCATCGTGGCGATGTCTGATATCTGGATTCGGCGAGAGTCGGCAGTCTGGATCAGGCCATCGGCCATCTGGCCTCGCGTCACATCACACGCTTTGCCGCTGGTCCAGAAGTGGTTCTTGTGCATCCAGCCGAGCAGCCACACATGGCCACTGATGTCTGTGCGGCAGAACACGTACAGGTCGACATCGTAGGTGGCCTGCGCGGCCAGCACATGGCAGGTGTAGTTTGGTCGAGGGGGTGACGTACACCCCTTCGACTTCACATCGATCTTCAGCCCGTTGACGACAAAATCGTACGCACCCTTGTTGTCTGCCACATACTCAAAAGCAATCCCCGCATCCTTCAGCCACCGACCGAAGGCCAGCTCACCCAGTGTTCCGGTGAGCTGGCCTGCCCCGTCTTCAAGAATGGTATTGCTGTTGAAGGCTTGCTTCGTCGACTTGCGCAAAGCGTAGGATGCCCACTCCGGCGTCACTTCATACTTCAGCATTTTAAGTAATGATAATGCGTGGCGCCCTGATTTGAACTTCGTACTCACAGACAAGGGCGTCGAATGCGAGCAGCTCGGTTTCCATGTTGTCGATGAAGGCGTCATCGCGCAGCGACCGTTGGCGGGTGTACTCCTTGCCGACAGACTTTAGTGCAGGGAAATACAGACAACTGTCCCACCACTCCGCACCGTACAGCCAGATGCATCCCTGCACCTGCGGCTTGATATCGCCGAAGTCGTTGTCGAGGATGATCGGGCGGGTCTTGTCTGGAGCGTAGAAGCACTTGTATTCGCCGCCGCCACTCTTGCCGACCAGCGCATCAGCAGACGCACCGAAGCGGCCATCCTTCGTGCGGATGAATCCGGCCAGATCCACAACCTCATTGATGTCGATCTCATGCCGAATTCGACAAGCCTCTTCCAGCTCCTTCCCACGACGCATGGCATAGGTTTCAAACTGTTCAACCAGCGGCTCACCTGCGACCCGCTCGCAAGCAAGCCGGAAAGCGTAGTTCAGTGCAGCATCTGACCACTCGCCGATCTTCTCGCCACGCAGCGCCTTGGCCACCGTCGTCGATTTCGGCGGAGCCTTGTACCCAGCGATCAGCATCGCTGCTTTTTCGTCGTTGCCTGCGTGGATCGCATCGACGTACATCTGCTGCTTCTCATCCAGCAGTCCGACCTTTGCGAGCACTACACCGAACATGCTGGCAGAGCACACGCCAGCCCTTGCTGCAAACCACTCTGCAGTGCCTTGCTCGCATTCGATTATTTCAATGTCATCTCTGTCTGCAATGTTATTGTGCATTTGACACCTCCGGTGCTGCTTTGTCTTTTGTGTTAGCAATCGCATTGACGGCTACTTGCAGCCGGTCAACGGTGAGATCGGCCAGCGACTCAACACGCAGACGCTTGCAGATTGCGGATACAGATACGCCTTTCAGCTCGGCAGCGGCGATCAGGTCGGCAACCTGTTTCACGGACACGGTCTCCTTCTCAGGCTTTTTGGCGGCGTGGCTCTGGCCGTCGTTGTCTAGCCGAGAGATCGCAAGGTCAAAGATGGACAGCTCCATGTAGCGGCGTGCATAGGTAGTGCTAGAGCCTTTGCCTTGAATGGGCGTCTTGTTGGCGTTGCCGTCTTTGCCGGAGATGTCTAGCGGCCAGTTGTCCTCAAACAGCTTGCTGTGACCCCCAGAGTGCAGCACTTCCAGCGTCATCGTGATGTGGCCCGGGATATCGCACGGCTTCGACCCGCCAACAATAGAAAAGCCGTGCTTGGTCCACACCGGCTTGCACGCAGTGTGAATGGCGTCGATGTCGGCGTACATGGATCCGGAGTGCTTGTTCTTCTTCGCAGCAACAACAGACTGCAGCTCGCTCTGCACCTTTGCCATATCGGTGTTGAACGCACGCACGGCAGCGTCATGCTCCATCTTCTGGTGCATTGCAAATGCTCGCTCGACGCGGTCCATGTCAATGTCGGGCATAAGAGACATCCGTTCGATGACGGTCATTAGTTGTGCGGCAGGGGTTGCGGGAAGCGCTTGCTCAATAGGTACGTTTTGTATTGCGAGATTGCTTGAAGACATAAATCACCTCAGTTGTTTCGGGCATTCAGAATTTCACACTCGCAACAGCTTGTCAACACTCTTGCAATACAAATAATTTCGTGATGTGATTCGCGTCGCTGGGCGCATCGGAGGTAAACAGTGATTGAAACAAGAGCGGAAACAAGAACAGCATTGCAGGAAATTTACAGCCTCACGCAGTGGAGTATGCGCGAGATTGCACGCAAGGCGGAGATTGATGTGGCAACAGTGTCGAGGCTTCAAGCATCGGCGACCGGCCATCTTCCGTACCCAAAAACACGCAAGAACATTTCAAAACTGTTGACGCGAGTCAGGAGCAAATATGGCAACAAAGATTCCAAAAAAGCGCGGGATGGCGATGGCTAAAATCCGTGCGGCAGAAGATGCGCGCACCGGCAAAAGCATCGACAATGTGCCGTACAAAGACAGGCGTTGGCGCAAGTGCTATCGTGAAGCGTTTATGAGAGTCAGCCAGCTGACATTCAATTTTTAACAACAAGGCAGGACAACAACATGGGCAGAAAGACATTACGACCGAGGCAGTCGCTTGCGATAGATAAGCTGCGCGAGGCTCTCAGATCAGGGATCAAGCGGGTGGTGCTCAAAGCTCCCACCGGATTCGGCAAGACTGTTGTGGCAGCTGAGATCATCCATGCAGCTATCGCAAAGGGTAAGCGGGTCCACTTCGTTGTCGATGCGATCACGCTTGTTGACCAGACTGCGCGCTCATTTTACGAGCAGGGCATTACTGACATCGGCGTGATACAAGCCGACCATGAGATGACCAATCCGAACGCAATGGTGCAGGTGTGTTCGCAGGCTACGCTTAATCGGCGTCGACATCTGCCTCACGCAGATCTTGTGCTTGTCGATGAAGTGCATATTTTCTATGACTTCTACGCCAAGTGGATGGAAAAGTGGGACCAGATCCCATTCATCGGCCTGAGCGCAACGCCGTATACCAAAGGCCTCGGCAAACACTTCCAGCAACTGATCTCCACCGCTACTACGCAAGAGCTGATCGACGAAGGCTCGCTAAGTGATTTCAAAGTGTGGGCACCATCGACTCCAGATCTTTCCAAAGTGAAGATCGTTGCGGGTGACTACTCAGAAGACCAGCTTGCAGCAGTGATGAATCAGGCCGACCTTGTCGGAGACATCGTGCAGAAGTGGAAGCAGCTTGCAGAGAACCGTCCGACGTTTTGCTACGCCGTAGACCGAGCGCACGCCAGAGCCATCCAGCGCAAGTTCCAAGACTCCGGTATCGAGTTCGAATACATCGATGCGTACACGACACGCGAACAGCGCGATGAGATCAAGCAGCAGTTTCACGACGGCCGTGTAGTTGGCGTAGTGAGCGTTGGCTGTTTGGTCAAGGGCGTGGACTGGGACGTTCGCTGCATCATCCTTGCGCGCCCTACGAAGAGCGATTCGCTATATCAGCAGATAATTGGCAGGGGTCTGCGTACTGCTGACGGGAAGGACTTTTGTTTAATCATCGATCACACCGGCACCACTCTGCGGCTTGGATTTGTCACTGATGTCGATGACAGACACACGGTGCTGGACATGGGCAAGAAGCAGAAAAATACATTACAAGAAAAAGTCGAGCCGTTGCCGAAAGAGTGTCCGCAGTGCAAGTTCGTCAAGCCTGTGAAGGTCTGGGAGTGTCCGAACTGCGGATACAAGCCGGAGCGCCAGCACGCCGTGGTAGAGGCTCAGGGCCAGCTTGAAGAGCTGACTCGCACACAGAAGAAAAACAACAAGAACACATCGGCGACAGAGAAAGCGTTTTTTTACGGCGAGGCGATTGCGTATGGTCGTGAGCGGGGCAGGAAGGATGGCTGGGCGGCGAACCTTTACAGAAGCAAGTACGGTGTGTGGCCTAACAAAATCACTCCATTCATGAGAGCCCCGACACCGGAAACGCTCAACTACATCAAGGCAATGAATATCCGCTACGCAAAAGGGAGAAGCGCCAATGTTTGACGACTTTAGAGCGGCAACCACCGGGCGCTGGTACGGCATCCTTTCATCTTACGGCATCGACCAGAGCTTCCTGCGCAATGCGCACGGCCCATGTCCATTGTGTGGCGGCACAGACAGGTATCGTTTTGACGACAAAGATGGGCGCGGCACGTACTTCTGCTCCGGGTGTGGCTCCGGTGACGGACTCGATCTGTTGTCGAAGTACACCGGCAAACCATTGAAAGATTTGATCGCAGAGATCGCCCCACGCGCCGAGCAGTTCAACGTGAAGCCAAAAAAGCCGGCACAGAACGGCGACGGCAGGATCCGGCGCATCATCGCTGAGAGTGTGCCAATCAGTAATTTCCACGGCGGCATCGTCAGGAAGTATCTGGCGTCGCGGGGCGTGAAAGCGTCGCCATTCTTGCGCGAGCATCCCGGGCTGAAATATTACGACGCGGATGGGAAGGTGGTCGGGACGTTCCCTGCGATGGTGGCGCTGGTTGAAAACATGACTGCTGTGGCCACGCTGCACATCACGTACTTGACGGCAGAAGGAACCAAGGCACCTGTGCCGTCTGTGAAGAAGATCCTGACTCCTCGCTGCAGCACAGACGGGGCGTTCATTCGTCTGACCAAAGACTACGACGCCGTTGGAATTGCGGAAGGCATTGAAACCGCACTGGCAGTCATGAAGATGTACAACATCCCGTGCTGGGCATCAGGCACTGCCGGCATGCTGGAAAAGTTCTGCCCACCACCAGCAGTACAGGGCGTGATCATCTACGGCGACCATGACGCCAGCTTCACCGGGCAGAAAGCAGCGTACACTCTGGCGCAGAATCTGGTCAAAAAAGGCATTACGGTTACAGTCAAAATACCAGACAAGGTCGGCGACTTTGCTGATGCATGGCATCTTGGGGGGTGGTCGTGAGTAGAAAACTTCCGCACCGCTACGCTGCCGACTTTATGGCCGCTGGTAATGACAAGGACAAGCAGCAGGCCGCGTTGAAGGGATGTCCCGAGCACTGGCGCGATCAGGTCAAAACGCACATCAACATTCAGCGGATGTGGTTGGTGCATAATGCCAAGGTGGCCGAACAGCAGCAGAATTTGTTTTGACAACTGGGAGATCAAGATGGACATCGACGAGGCAGTACGAAGATACAACGAGGGCGAGCGTGTAATCCCATTGGCGGCAGAAGCTGGGTGCAGTTACTACACGATGCACTGCCGGCTCAAGCGCGCCGGGGTGACGTTCAGATCCGTTGGCAGAGCAAGGACGAAGCCGATCAAGGTGAAGAAGCAGAAGCAGTTTGCCGCGCTCATGCGTGACGCTGGCCCGTCGGCTTTTGGTGCGTTTCTAAGCCGGCCGCTTACCGGAGGTTTCTGTGGAAATTGATGACGAGACCTTTGTAGTGAATTCGCTGCAGTCGATCCCCGAGTTCGGCAAGTGGGTGCGCGCCCGGTTCGAAGAGTTCAAGTACCTGACGTTCACGTATCGGGCTGGTGAGGACCGGAGCCTTGATCAGAACGCCCTGTTCCATGTCTGGCTGACGCTGTATGCCGCCCATCTGGCAAAGATTGATCGCAAGCAAGTAACAAAGGAAATGGTCGAGTTCATCAAGACGCTGTGCAAAAAGCAGTATTACACCGAGACCGGGGCGCCTTGGATGATTACCCGGATGGTCAACCCGGCGAATCCGAAGCGCAAGGGCAAGATCTACTACCGCAGCTCGGCCGACTACAAGCACGGTGAGATGTTCCAGTTTCTGACATGGCTCCAAATGAAGGCGGCTCAGGACGGGCTTGTGCTGGAATCGACGGGCCAGTACGCCAAACTGCAGAGGCAGCACTTGGGTGGCTAATTCCAAGCGCAAGTGCGCCCTCAAGACCTGCGGCATCCGGTTCAGGCCGGCGGACGGCATTGTCCGGGGGCTACAGGCGTGGTGTGGGGAAGATCACCAGATCGAGTGGGCTATGGCGGCGGGTAGGAAGCTGCGAGCCCACAGGGCTTCTCAGGAGCTCACAGAACGTAAGAAGACCTTGAAGCTACAGAACCACCGGCACCAGTTCGATTTGACCAAGCGCGCAGCCCAGCAGCTCGCCAACGTGCTCGACGCGCACCTGCCGTGCATTTGCTGCAGTCGGCCACGAAAGCCGGGGGTCCAGTTCTGCGGCGGTCACTACAAGACCGGCGGAGGTCACCCAGAGCTCGCTGTGGACCTGCGAAACATCCATGGGCAGGAGAACTACGGGTGCAACTGCCAGCGGTCTGGGAACATTGCGGGAGACAAGCGCAGCCACGGCTTCAAGGCTGGCCTGATCATCCGCTACGGGCAGCAGCTGGTTGACTGGCTCGACGGCCATCACCCAGCAGTGAAGCTGACTGGCGAGCAATTGCAGCAGATTCGCAAGATGTACGCGAAGGAGATCCGACACATCAAAGCGGGTGGCCAGCCTACGCGAGACTGGCGCTCAATCAACGACAAGGGGCCGACGCATGATAACCAGCTGTAACTGTGAGTTGTGCTGGATGGACATTCCTGCGTGCGAAGTATTTAGAGCGGACAAGGATGTGCCAACGGCCTGCGCCAAGTGCTGGCACGATGAAAGCTGCCACAGCAACCCACTGATACGACCAGACAACGGATGATCATTATTCAATCGGTATCGCGCTCGCACACTCATGGATGAATTCCGGTAAGTCGGCTTTGTTTTCGGTCTGCAGGTACACCGCCATCTGTTGCCAATACCGTTCGCAGTCCGGCTTGTCGTCCACTGTCGCCACAGCTCGCGCCAGTGCCCACCCAAGCCAGATCTGCACTCCAAGAGCTGCCAAAAGCAGCGCAGCTGTTTTGTTTTCGTCGCTCATTTGGTTTTTTCCCCAAATTCCCCTGTTAACCAAGCGTAGCCAAAAAGATTTACCATGCCAGCGAAAAGCCAAAACGCGGCGATTGAATCAGTCGGTGCGGTCACTCCCAGTGTGCCAGCGGTTATACCTGCGAGTAAGCATAGCCATTTCATACGTTCCCCCTTGCCTGTTCGATTGCATCGTTAAGCGTGTCCATCACTGGCAAGCCTTTGCCATGCTCAAAGTGGATAAGACAGCGAATGTGTACTGCATCCTCAACACTCAGCACAACAGCCTCGGCATCGACCAGCTTCTGCTGCTCTGTCGTGGTGGTCATTTTTTGGCCCCCAGCTTAGCGTCTTTGTGCTGCCTAATAATCAGGCGCAGGGTTGCATCAAGCGAGCGTTCTTCTTTTTTTGCCAGTGCTTCGACGTAGGCTCTGAGGTCGGCATCAACGCGGACCATGATCGCGGATTTTGCTTTTACGGACATTTACTTCTCCTTGGAATGGGCCATCCTTGGCCATTGGTGGTGCGGTTATGCTGCGGTCTTGAGCTGGGCAAACTTCTCAGTCAGGGACCAGAGCGCCTTGTTGAGCTTGACGTTTTCGGTGACGCCGCCGACTGCACGGGTGCGAGTGCTGCGACCAGTACCAACGGTGCGACCTTTGAGACCGCCTTGCGTCAAACTTTCCTGAATGCGGTTGAAGGTGGTCCACAAGTTCGCGTCAGCGTCTGCAGAGCGTTTCACGCGCAAGAGCTGTGCAGGCACGATGGGCGACTTGTTTTCGTCCCAGCGCAACGTGATGGCTTCCTCGGCCAGCAGGATCTGCTCGCTGGTGCTGAGTGTGATTGCTTTGTACTGGTCGATGCGGCTTTCGATCTGCTGCAAATTGTCCAGAACTTCAAACGATCCTTCGATGACGTTGTCAACCACATTGCCAGAGTGGCGAACGCGAACGTCGTTGCAAACGTCGCCGGCAATCAGGCCGTTGCTGCAGACGAAGCGGAAGAACCCGCTCAGCAGCTGGTAAGCGCTGGTGCCGTCGTGGCTGTTGAGCAGGATGATCTCGCCGACCTGCTCCTTGGTGGCGATTGCGCTTTCGTGGCGCAGGCGGACCAAGTGCTTGGTGTGCTCGCGCTTCGACTGATCACGCACCCGGGTTTGGCGCACTTCGTAGGGCTGGAAACCTTGGGCGCGCAGGCCGTCGATTACCTGAATGGTAGGGATGAAGGTGTAGCGCTCGCCGCGTGACTCATGAGCCTCTTCAGCCAGAACGCTCGGGGCGTAGTGACGGATCTGGTCAGTGCTCAGCGCATAGTCTGAACGGAAAGCGTTTTGTGCGGAACCGCGTGAATAACGATATGACATGATACGTGCTCCAGTTGTGTAGTTAAGGTTTGTGGCCATCCTTGGCCGGTGGGGATTGGTGCCTTACTTCGCCAGCTTTGGACGCTGGATGATCGTTTGCTTTGCGCCTTCGCGCAGGTCGTGGGCTTTCACGGTGGCAGTGATGGTCGCGGTCTCGCCTTTATCGGGGAA